AGTTACAAGTGTCCTCCATTCAACCACCTCATTTCGTAAACGATTGCCGGATTCCCGTCACAAGGACAGATTCAATTTTCTGGTATGCAGCTTCTTTTGACTCATCGAAAGCAGGGCGAATCCAGGGTCTGGCGGGTTCATGTACCGTGCCGTATTCTGAGAATTTTCCATAGTAAGCCTTTGTTACATCACCCTTAGATATGCCTATTATCTGTGAATATACGCCATTTTTAAGCTTGCGCACCCTCCCTTTTTTGATGTTTTTCTGCAATTCGCCTGACCTCTTGTGAAGGACTTCATATACTTTCCTGCGCATGACAGGCAAAACAATTGCCGCGCCATCGTTAAGGGCTTGCTTAAAGACTTTAATTCCTTCTTCTTCCATGTCATCAAGGGTGTCAATCATTTCCTGAAAGCCTTTTGTGTCAAGTTTAATCATAGTTTTACACCCTCTTTCATCATCGTTAAGGACTTTTCCCATGCTCGCTCTTCTTTGGAAAGCAAACAGTATGCCTTCCATTCTGTGATTTCCTTTGAT